CTTTTCATGTCTTGCTAATTCAGCCATGACTTGTTCAGCAGTTAGTTTTTTTGGTCTACCTCTTGGCATTAGCACTTCCACCTTCTTCTAGCTTGTCTTAAACGACTGTTAGGATTTTTAGCTGCTTTTGGGAACTTCTTCATCTGACCAGCACTTCTGGCACAGAATGATTTACGTCTCTTAGCTGCCTTACTCCCAGGTTTAACTTTACCAGTAACAGCAGTTTTTAATTTACTGCCTGGATTATCTCTTCTATAACGAGCAACACCCGCCTTTGTCATTCCCGCCCCAGATTTAGTGGAGCGGAAATATTTTTTAGTTTTAGGCGGTTGTTTGTCTGCCTTTCTAGTCATAGTTCTTTCTCATCTGAAGAGTTACAGTATATGTATCTCCAGAACTATGACCTACAGTTGTAAAAACTATGTCACCAGTTTTACCACTACCAGCATTATTAGTTACGCCACCAAAGCCACTATAATCATGATAGCCACTTTGATTTTCACCTAACTCGATTATAAAAGCATCAGATGTGGCATCAAAAAACAGTCTAGTTTTCATACCTATGCACTGCCACCAAATCTTTTCAATCGATACGCCAGTACAAGTTTGTCCATCTGGACCTGCGGCAAGAGCACTTACATCTACTTTTGCAACTGCTGACTCACCACTTCCATCGGATATATTGGTAAATTTTTGTACGACAGTTTTCACACCATCTATTATGGTTTGTGATGTTACTGCATCAGCCATTAGGACCTCCTATTATTGGTCGGCAAAAGCTGGAACTGTAGTCGATGTAACAGTGCCAAAAATTTGATAATTAGTTGTGTCTTTTCCTACAATCGTAATATCAAATGCTTGTGGCACATTTAATTGTACACTACTGTTTGAGCTACCATTTGAAAATACAGTCACATTATCTGCATTTGTATCTAAATGAGTGATCCCACCAATATAAAAGTTTGTGTTACCGGGTGTGATTATAAGAGCATCTGTTGCATCAGCCGCTCCACCAGCATAAACAAATCTAAATACAGATCCAGCTATTGGTGCTGGTAATGTGTATGTATTATCTTGTGTTCCATCTGGTACAAGTAGAATTCTACCACTATGAGTAGCGTTATCTAAAGTTTGATCTCCATCAGATAAACTAACTGGTGCTCCACCAAGAGTTGTTACCTCTGTAATGGTTCCACTAGTTGCATCTTTACTGATTGTTTTAAGTGTGCTTTCAGATCTAATAGGACCTGAGAAAGTTGAATTAGCCATGTATATCTCCTTGTCTTGGCTGTTGTCGAAGTTAATTCTTCGTCAAGGTTATTTTCATTATACATAAAAAAAGGGCGACTGCAAATAGTCGCCCTTATAAAACGTAATTTTTTATTACGCTCCAGGTGATCCAAATAATGCACGAGGATCAGAGAAGCCAAAAGAATATCTCTCTCTTGCTTTATATCTCATATTTCCAGTGTCGAAATCTGGGTCCATGGCAGTAGCCATAGCCATTCTCTCGAAATGCTTTAGACCATTTGGTGCGTCTGTTTTAATGAAAAAAGCGTCAGTATCAGTCAGATAATCATTGATGATATATCCTTGAGGCAACATTCCCATTTGTCTCATGGCATTAGCATCATTATCTGATGTTCCAACTCTTAGATTAGAGTTTAATATTCTCTCTGCGACAAATTGTAATTGTCTTGGAACAATTAACTTCATGCCTCTTAGAGCGATTATTAATCCTCTTTCATCCACAAAACCTGCAATCTTAATTAAAGCATCTTCTAAAGATGTCTCATTAAGATCAGCTGCTACAGTTGGCTCGTTAGCGAAAGTTCCACCATTTGTTAATGGATGATCTGTTGCTAACAATGCTTTACCATCACCACCAGCACTCGCACCAGCTGTAAATGCATTATTTAAAATGTTCGCAGCTTTTACTTGCTTTGTATGTGCCATAGATCTGGCAAGTGCTCTTGTATAACGAGCAGAAAGCTTGTCGTAGAGATTATCTTCTACAGCTTCTTCTGTTATTGAGAACGCCATTGCGACAGTTTCATGGTTATATCTTGAAGTGTAAGCTTCATTTGCATCATCAAATGTGACACCAGAACCCTCTTGCTTAGTAGGTGCTGCACCGAAGCCACTCAACATCACTTCTTCCTCAAACGCTCGGTCAGATGACTCTGTGTCGAAGATTTCTGCATGTTGACCTTCATACCTATTATACTCCATACCAAAGAGAGCGTTCAAGCCAGGCTCTAACTCTTTGGCGAGTTGTGCTCTTGAAATAGCCATATTAGACCCTCCTTAAGATGCAGTAGCGTCAGCATCCGAAGAATTTAACGCATGGTTGTTGATTTTCACTATGTATGAAACACCAGCCGCACTGTGGTCAGCATTAGTTACTTCTTCATGGATGCCTAAAATCATCACACAATTTGAAGTATCTGTATTTTCAGCAGATGATATATCTAACTTAGCAGTAGAAATACCAGTAGTAGTGTTACCACCAGTTCCACCAGCTAGATCAGCAGTCTTGAAAATATCTACTTTAGCAGTTGCTCTGTCAGTGTTACCACCATCAGCAGCGATAATAAATCTCTGTGATGGATCGTCATACACAAACCCTTTGATGTCAAAGTTAGTATTAGCTGATCCTGAACCAGGCCATGTATTACTAAACCTTAACTTGCCAGTGGTTGCATCCACAAACTCACATCCAGCAAAGACACCAACTAATTGGTCTCCGTTACCAGTTGCAGAGCCGATTGCAATAGTTCCGCCAGTCAATTCAGCTTTTACTGGTGAACCTTGAAAAATCGCAGAAGCATCACTAGCAATAAAATATTGACTCGTACCTTGAGTCGCTGGACTTGAACCGTGTCTTCCAACAGGCTTGAGTCCAAAAGCTACATTCGCATTAGCCATTTATTGCTCCTTCTAAAAGTTACTCGGAGAGTTTTTCTTTACCCCCGAAAGTTACACGACTTTGCCTATCGGGTTTATGGATAGGCATTGAGGGATGTTGTTCCCTCATCAAGTTTTCATCCACGGCTGTCATTTGATTACGGGTCTGATCCCGAAAGTATTCAGTTCTCTCTTGCACCGTTTCTGCGGGTATTCGTGCCAACATTAAACCACCGACACCAATAATTCCTTTGTTTTTACCTTCCTCTATAACTGGATATTTTGCAGCTTCTGGGCCGTATTCGTCTGCCCTAACTGGTTCCCATCCCTCTCTCATTCTGGAAAAAACATTCGCTTTATCATCTTCGCCTCTTAATTGCGTTCTGATCCAACGATGTTCAAATCCATCTGGAGCTGGAGGTGCATCCAACTTAGCTGGAGGTTGCCAAGGTTTTCTCCTTGTTGTATTTGCACGAGTCTTAGTTTCTCGTGTTGTTCTATCTATAGCCATATTCTACTCCTTAACATACTTAGCGTATTCTTCAAGCGGAACATTCAATCGTTTCGCAATTGCTATCTGCGAAGGAGTCAATTTGACTGTTCTGCGTCCCTTTGTCGATCCCGTCTTTGAGGCGGTGGCTCCAGCAGAGGCGACTCTGGGGCCAGAGGATTTTTTTTGCTCTCCAAATTTATGAGGAAAGTTACTTCTAATCCTGTTATCTAATTCAGTATAGTACTCTTCTGTATTTGGATCAAGACCTTCTTCTTCAATTAATGTTTTATGTATGCCAAAAGCAGCATATGTCATTGTCTGATCTTGCCCAAACCATTCATTTTGTGTCGCCCACTCTTCTGCTCTAGGGTCTGGTTTAGGAGGTGGAGGCGTTGGAGCAGATTGAGTTGCAGCAGGCGCAGCATCATTTGTTTCTGCTTTTTTTGTCTCTTGTTCTCTTTGTTCTTTGAGTTGACTTAGTCTTGCCTCTTCCATAGCAATTCTAGAAATAGTTTGTTGAGCTTCATACAAGGCATCAGCATCACCAGCTTCATAAGCTTTTCTGTAAGCTTCTTTGGCTGCCGCCGCTTGAGATTGTACTCTCGTATCAAACTCACCAACATAAGTTGTGTCTAATTTATCTAGTTTTGCTTTGAGTTCATCGTTCTGTTTCTTAACAGATTCTGCAAACTCTACCGCAGCTAGTCTTTGTTCTTCTTCGTCTCTGAATTTTTTAGTAATCTTCGAGATACGTTTTCTTACTGAAGCTGAATATTGAGAAAGATCGTCTTCATCGTCTGTTTGTTTTTTAACTTCGACAGCAGGTCTGTTCTCATTAGATTCTGGTTGAACGTCATCCTCTTCTGTTTCTGTTTCTGTTTTTTCTTCTGCATCGTCTATTTCAATTAGTTGACCTTCCTCTTCTTGAGGTTTGGTCTTCTCGATGTTTTCTTGCATACTTATACTCCGTATGTTTTTATGTCATCGGGATTAACAATAGTTGCAATGACTTCATCATCATTGATTATCCTAACTTCTCCTCCTTCTATGTTGAACCGTGACCCAGTATAACGACCAATACAAACCCAGTCGCCCTCTTTACACCAAGATCCCGCCTCTCCAAACTTATCAAAATCTTTATACGCAAGTGGTCCTAACTTAACCACATAAGCAACAACTGTTGCTCTTGCCTCTTTTTCTCTAACAGAATCTGGTACATGTATACCACCTTCAGTTGTTTCTTTACCCATATACGGCATAACTAATATACGCCATCCAGTGGGTTGAGGCACTCTTTCTGTTAGGGATTTATTTTCTGCTTCTTTTTCAGCTTTTTCTTTGGCTTGTCTTTGTTTTAAAACGTATTCAGGCACTATCAATGTCATTGTCTACCTTTTCCAGCAGGGTTCTTAATTGTTCTAGTGCGTAGGTTAGACCCTGTATTTCACCTACCATTGCTTTATATGCTTCCATATCAGAAGCATTTCCACTCGTCAAGGAGATACTAATATCTTCTATTCGAGTATTCAAGACTTTTTTATATTTATGTAAAAAATCTGTTACTTGCATTTTAATTTAAAAAAGACTCTGGTCCTAGTTTTACATTCTTTCCAGTCTGATCAACTGAATCTTTCATTTCTTTTTCTGCCTCTTGAGCCTCTAACAAACTCATGATCCCTTTGGTTCCTTCAGTTATTGGTCTTGCACCACCAAATGTTATTGATTCTATTCCTTTTCCGAATTGTCCTAAAAAGCCTTGTGGACCTTGATATTCTGGATTATTTGGATCTAGTGTAGGATCATAGTTGATTCCTTTTGATCCTTGTAGATTTGGTGCTATTGCTAATTGATCTTTACCCATGAAACTCATAAGAGGACCTAAAGGAGAGGCTAAACCAAATGCAGTTCTAGCTATTGTTTCTCCCGTTGTTTGAGGTCTATCTATAGAAACAACATTTCCTAATACAGTTCTTTCACCTTGACTCAATCCTTCTCTTAGATTTCCCTCTGATGTAAGTGGGTTTAAATATCTGTCATATGCTAAATTAGCTATACCTTGAGTATCAATACCCAACGCAGCATAATTTACATTTTCTGGACCAAATAACTGTGAGAAAAAAGAATCTGGATATGGATTTGTTGCTGTTATTCCTCTTGCTTGATTAAAACTAGCTTGAGACAATACGTTACTAGGATTTACTGTGGCTTGAGCATCGTCTGCAAAACCTGTCCCAAAATTATTTGTATATCCCGATTGTATGGTTTGATCACTAACATCGTCTGGATCAGAGCCTATGGAAAAATCACCCGCACTACCAGAAGCACCACTTAAATCTTGTTCCACTAGAATATTCCTTTAAACTTCTTGCCTTTTACTTGAGCACCACAACCTCTGAAAGTGCCTCCATCTCTCATCTTTAATGTGCCACCTTTTTTCTTAAAACCCATTTCGGCAACAACATCTGGTCTTTTTCTTTTCAAGGCTTGTAGTCCTTTTGCGTCTGCGGGTACTGGTTTTAAATCATTCATTGTACCATCCTTTGCCTTAACTATTTTTGCTTGATTCATTGTTCCCTCCAGTATAGAAGATCCACCATCTTTGAGTGCTCTTCCTTTTTTTACTAAATTATTAGCTTGATTATATGACATACCCATATCTTTTGCAAATTGTCTAACTCTTGCCATGTGCTCTCCTTATAGATTCTTTACCCTTTTTAAAAATACTAGCCACTTTATTCTTCTTCATGACCTTTGCTCTTTGCTCACCGACTGTAAGTATCTGTATCTTTCTCGCATAAGGTTTATTGATTCTCTTAACTTTTGCAACTGTTGCTCTTGCGTCTGCTTCCGTGGCAAACTTGATTCTAACTGTGTCTTTTGGATTCTCATCCGTGTATAATCTTCTGCCAGAACCTTTTGGTTTTTTACCAGTTCCAACTTTAGGATCTTTTCTTTTTGCCATTTTTCAAAACGCTGGTTAATGTTTTAGCTTGACCTGCATGTAATTTTGATGCTTTTTTCAAACCCTTTATAACTTTTTTAATTTTTCTTTTCATATTAAGTCTCCTCTATTATCTCTAATTCCTTTTACATGTTTTCTGTAAAAGTAATTACCTATCTTATTAAAAAATTTAAATAATTCCAAATTTATTCTTGTCATTTCTTTGTATCCGTTTTTTTCATCTTATCATAGCTTCTCATTCCGCCAATTCCGAGCATACCAAACATCAAAGGCATCATCACAGACATATCTGCTTGTGGTATCATGATCCCAAAACCAGCACAAATTGGTGCTACCATGTAATTTATACCAAGGCTGAGTCCTGAAATCCAGCCAATCAAGGGTCTCCAGGACGATTGAAACCAGTTACCTTTAGCATCTTCTTTTAATACATCTATCTGAGCGAGTGCCAATTCCTGGGCATGTTTTTCAGACATGGTGGCTATATCGTGAGCCAACTTCGCCTTCTGATCTGCATCTGGTATAAACTTATCCAGTAGACCTGTTACTGGACCTATCAGTGCTTGTAACATTATTATCTCCTTTATGTTCGTGACCCATCCAAATACCGAAAACGCCTGTCATAACGCCCATGACGACTGATACGA